AAATCCTAATTTTATTAAAAATTATAAAAATTGGGATGAAACTAAAAAACACCTATTTATAAAAACAATAGGCGGCGTAGTTTACTATGGAAAAATTAAAAAATATCTCAATGAGATAGTAGAAAATAATGGAGAAAAAATATGAAAACAATGTTTGAATTTGATATTTATCATGAAAAAGAAGTAGAGAAAACTGAGGTTTCTACTAATGAAAAAGGCGAAGAAGTTAAAGTAACTTCTAAAGTTAAAACTACAGTACCAGTTAAGCTTGGTATCAAAAAACCAACAAGAAGTCTTTTTGATGAGGCTGAACTTTTTTATGGAGTTAGACTATCTGAAGGTATTAAAGCTGGTCTTTTAACTCGCGCTCTATTAGCTAAAAGATTTAATAATGATGGTGGAGTTTTAAGTGAAGAAGAACAAAAAGAATATAATGATCTTTATAATGATTTTTTGAACTTACAAGTTGATTTTCAAAAATTATCCTTAAAACAAGAATCATTAAGAACAGATGACGAAAAAAGTGAACTAGCTAAAATTATCGAAAAGATGACAGAAACAAGAGAAATGATTCAAAAATATGAAATGGCTCAAGCTAATCTTTTCGAGCAAACGGCAGAGAATAGGGCTAGAAATAAAACAATTATGTGGTGGGTTCTTCAGCTCAGTCTTATCGAAGGTGAAGATAAAAAGTTAAAACAACTTTTTGGAGATGGCGTTTATGATGAAAAATTAAAGAAATATGATGAGATTGAAGAATCAGAATTAGGCCTTGAGAAAATTGCTCTTCAAAAATTATTATATTTGATTAGCTTCTGGTATATTGGTAGAGCCGCTACTCAAGAAGAGTTTTCTAAACTTCTTGACGCAATAAATAAAGATGGTAAAAAAGCGGAGAAATAATGATTGGAAACCATAGATAAAAATAAGATAAGGTTACTATTTGTTGATATACTCAAGGGCTATACAGAAACATACTATAAAAATAATAAAGTCTATTTTAAACATAATACTAGCTTTGATTCTGGTGATATAGATTCAAAAAGACAAGATTTCATAGTAAAGGCTAAGAGTAATGGTTTGCCAACAGAAGAGGAAAAAGAGAAGTACTTAATAGCTGAAAAACTTTGGTCTCAGGAAAAAAATGAAGAAATAAAAAAGATAAAATCTTATATTTCTAACCTTAAGACAACAAAATCAAAACTATTTAGAAATGAAGAAATAACTTCAATTAATCAACAAATTAATGAAGAAACCTTAAGACTGATAGAATTGATAAGCGAAAGAAAGGGATTATTGGGATTTACTGTTGAAGATTATGCTAATAAAAAAGTCAATGAATATTATATGTATAATTCATTATTTAAAGATAAAAATTTAAACGAAAGATTCTTTTCAGAAGATCAATTTGATGAATTAGAAAATAAAGATGTATCAGAGATTATAGAGATATATAATAATGTAAATAAAGACTTCTCTGAAAAAAATTTAAAAAAGATAGCATTGTCATCTTTTTATCTTAGTCTTTATAATATGTGTGAAGATAGTCCATATTATCTTTACGGAAAACCTGTAATATATCTTACTTTTTATCAAATTGAAGTTTTTAGCTATGCGAGGTATTTTAGAAATATGCTTTCGGAAGCTAAGCACAAACCAGCTGATGAACTATACGAAGATCCAGAAAAACTTATTGATTGGCTTGAAAGTAGTAAAAATGCTGAAGAAGTATTAAGTAAGAGTGACGTAAAAGATAATAAGAAAAGCGAAGGTGCAATTGGAACTTCTATAGTTGGAGCTAAAAAAGAAGATCTTGCTAAAATTGGTGCAGATGAAAATGGTGTAAGTTTGCATGGAGAAGCATTGAAAAAAGGTGGTACTTTAAGCATGCAAGATTTAATGAAACTACATGGTATTAAATAAGTAAAACTATCATAAATAAGTATATTTTGTGTAATTTATTGTAGTAAAGGAATAAGGCATGGCAAGGACCTCGGCTACAATTTCAGTAGGTGCAGATACAAGGCAACTTGAAAGAGATATTCAAAGGGCCTTGGGGCGTGATTTTAAATTTAAAGGATTAAATGAAAAAGCCTTTACTCAACCATTGGGTAGAATTACTGGTGCAGCCAATGAATTTCAAAAATCATTAGATGCTTCTAATGCTCGTGTTATTGCATTCGGTGCGAGTGCAGGTCTAATCTATACAGTAGAGAGAGCATTTACGGCTCTTGTAAAAAGTACAATAGATGTTCAAAAGTCATTGACAGATATTAATGTTATTTTAAATGTAAGTAATAATACATTACAAAAATTTGGCGGCGAGTTATTTTCTATTGCAAAAAATACTGCCCAGTCTTTTGATACAGTAGCTCAAGCTGCAACAGAATTTTCGCGTCAAGGTTTAGGTTTAGAAGAAACTCTTAAAAGAACAAGAGATGCACTTATATTGACTCGTCTTAGTGGTTTAGATACAGTTAGCGCTGTAGAAGCACTAACTGCTACAATTAATAGCTTTAGTAATGCAGCTCTAGATTCTACAACTATTATTAATAAATTAGCAAATGTTGACGCTGCATTTGCTGTAAGTTCGGCTGACTTAGCGGAGGCTATTAAAAGAGTAGGAAGTTCTGCACAAGATGTTGGTGTTGATTTTGATCAATTATTAGCTATTGTTACAAGCGTTCAACAAACTACCGCTAGAGGTGGTGCAGTTATTGGTAACTCTTTAAAGACAATATTTACAAGAATTCAAAGAACAGAAACTCTTGATCAATTACAACAACTAGGAATACAAGTTAGAACTTTAGAAGGAAATACTCTTCCAGCTATTCAAATTCTAAGTAACTTAGCTACTACATTTAATCAACTAGGAGATGCTCAACGCGCGCAAGTTGCAGAGACTGTTGGAGGCGTTTTCCAAATCAATATTTTACGAGCTGCTTTAGCAGATTTAGGAAAAGAATATTCAGTTTATTCTAGAGCATTGGATACTTCTGCCAATGCAACAGATCAAGCTATATCTAGAAATGAAAAATTAAATGAGACATTATCTGCTCTAATTAATCGTACTTTTGTTAATCTAACTCAGCTTGGGGCAGATTTTGGCAGAATATCTCTACAGCCTACTTTTGAAGGTGGTCTTAATTTATTAAATAAAGGTCTAGAATCAATAACTACAGATTCGCAAGGAACTGGAGCAAAAATAGCTAAAGGTATTTTCGAAGGAATCGGTACATTCGTAAGTGGTCCTGGAGTTATACTTATCACCGCAGTTTTTGGTAAATTATTTTTAAATTTAGCTAAATTTGCTGGTGATTCTTTAAAAGCATTATTGAATGTAAATACGCAAGCAGAACAACGCGCTCAGATACAAGCAAAAATTAATCAAGTTTTATCTCAAGAACCAAATCTAGTTCAAGCTATATATAATAAACAAATTAGTGTTTTAGATGTTGAAAATAAAATATTAAATATAATTCGTCAACAAACATTAGAAAGAGAAAGAGCCGCTTCACTTTCAACAACAATTGCTGGAGGTTTATTAGGAAGAGGAGTAACAAGTAAAGGGGGAGTTCTAAAAGCAAAAAGTGGTGGATTTATTCCTAATTTTGAAATGAGCGAAATTTTTGGAGCATTAGCTGGTGGATATAGTCCAGGGAACATAAGAAGAATGAATATTCCTGGAGAAGGTTCTATTACTTATAATAGCGCAGAAAAAGTAAAAAGATTTCCAGGACTATCTCAACCTGCAATTATGCCTCCTAGTCAAAGCTCTGCTGGAAAAAATTATAAAGATACATTTGGCTCAATTTATGGATTTAATCCATACGCAGCAGAAGGATTTATACCTAATTTTTCTGTAACTTCATTAATTAGTGAAACTATAAAAGGAAATATTAATCAACAAAAAGCCTTGACTCAATTAAAAACTGAGCAAGATAAAGCTAAATATTTACAAGGCGTTAAAAATGCAAAAATAGCCCAAAATTTACCCGAAGCAATATACAATGCAAATAATCTTGGTGTTGTTGGAGTTGCTGGGTTTAGTGGCGCTTTTGGTAAAGTTAGTACTCAATTTAAACAATTAGGATATCCAAATGATCCAAGATCAGTAACATTTACTGGTATACAAGGCAGAACTTTGAATGATTTAGCAAATTCTAAAATAAAAGATAAAGAACAATTTTCGCGAAGTATAAATACTTTATTCGCTAGCCCTTTATATACATTGGCAAGTCAAATATTTGGTAAAGTTAATCCAGATCCAAAATTTCTTAGCTTATTACAAAGCTCTACAAGAAAAAATGTTAATTTATTTCCAAAAGGAACTGAAGGTTCTATATTTGAGGCTGCCGTAAATCTAGGGGTAAAAAGAGGAACAGGCGCACTAGAACAAGCTTTTAATCAGGATCTTGCTCAAAAGCCTTTCGATTTTGAAGAAGCTTCATCTCCATCTAAAGAATTTAATGATGGATTTAAATTCGCCCCGCCCGTAATTAAGGCAGATGCAAAAAGAATTGTAAATCCAGATTCAGCTAGAGAGATAATATCAAAAGCTTATAATGCTGGACTTCCAGGTTTACCAAGACCAATAACTAAAAAATTAGCTTCACAAGGTTTTATTCCTAATTTTACAGCTCTAAGTGAATCTATTGATAGAGAATTATCAGCAGGAGTATCACCATCTAGAATCAGAATAGGTCGAGATAAAAGATTAACTTCAGCATATAATCCTTTAGGATTAGGAGTATATAATACACAAGACGAGCCACTTGGTTTAGGTCAAGGAATAGCTAGAATGGGTTCAAATGCAAAAACTGCTGGAATGAATTTAGGTTTTGTACCAAATTATGCAGAAATGATTAGTCCTGGAGGAATTATTATTCCTTCAGAAGCTCAGTTTAACGCAGAAAAAAGAGCGCGCCAAGAAGTTACAAAAGAGTTAAAGACTTTTAAAGGAGAATTACGAGACACAAGTCGAAACGTTAAAACATTTGGTTCTGGATTTTTAGCGTTATCAATTGGATTACCAATAATTTTACAAACTTTATCTCAATTTAGTTCAGATCAAGACTCTAAAACTCAAGCTCTAATTAGTTCTTTAAGTACAGCTTTAAGTTTTATATCTACTGGAGCATTTGTAGGCGCTGGAATAGGTAGATTTGGAGGTTTATATGGCGCAGCCGCTGGAACAGTTATTGGTGGAGGTATAGGAGCTTATCAATATTTTCAGTCTTTAGAAAAAGCAGACTTAGAAAAATTACAGAAAAATTTACAATATCTTCAAGACGAATTTCAAGCATCTCAATCTTCTTTGCAAAGAGTTCTTCCTCTTATTGAAGAATATAGAAAAGTTCAAGCATCTACAGCAGACGAGCAAACCAAAGCCTTTAACTCAGAAAAAATAGTAAATGAAATTGCTACTGGTTTAGCTCCATTAGGAAAAGAGACTATAGATAAAGTATTAGAATCTTTAGCTCGCGCAGATTATGATGCGATTGGTTTGATTATTAATAAAAAATTAGCAGAAAGTAGCGCTCAACTTACAAATGAAGGTGTTAAAGTTTTATTACAAGGATTTAAAGGTCAGGAGATAAAAACTAAAACCGATGCAGATATTATAGGAAAGAGCATCTTATCTCTTCAAACATCAACTGGAGAATCAGTAATAAGAAAATTAGCCGCCACAGAAGAAGGAAGACAAAGAATACAAACTGTTTCTAAAAATTTAGAAGAATTATTAAAAGAAAATCAAAAATTACAACAAGAGGCTAAAATTCGTACTGGAAGTATATCTCCATTTGTTGAAGGAGCGGGTTTTGCAGGAGTCGCAGTTCCTAATATAGAACGAGTTCCTACTGTAAAAGTACAAGAGAAAATAAGAACAAATTTAAATCAAATATTAACAGTTCTTGAGCCACTTTATCAAGATACAGAAGAAACTAGAGCAAAATTCGCTGAATGGAAAATCGCTGCATCTAGCACGACTTTAAATCAAGAAGCGGCAGATGCTCTTCTACAGAGAATCTTAAAAGATTTAAGATCTCAAGGTGTAAGTACGAAAAGAATTGAGCAAATACTTAAAAATAATGCTATAACAAGCATAGAAGAATATATTCAAGCATTTAAAGATAATACTTTAACTTTAAGGGAAGCGGACAATTTTGTTAAGAAAAGATTATTTGCTCAATTACAAGACCCTCTTGGTGTTTTAGGTAAAGAGCAAGCTGGACTTATTCAACAAATTGGTGAAGATATTTTAACACCAGCTAGAAGAAATAAAGTTTATGATGAAATCGATAAAGAAACAGAAAAACTTAGAGAAATGCTAGCTCAAGAAGTTGTAAGAAGAGATAAATTAAATGTTCAGTTAGAAAATAAAGAGATTACTGAAGATCAATATCAGAAAGAGATAGAAAAAGCAATAATAACAGAAGATCAATATCGAAAAAGATTAGAGGGCTTACGCGAGAAGATATTAGTCAATCAAAGAAAAGCTGGAAATCTTTTCGCAGAAGATTTTAGGTCTGGTAGACAAGAAACAAGAGAATCACGCATACTTGGTCAAGATACTCAATTATCAGATTTTTCTGATTCATTTTTTGATGAATTTGATTATAGAACAGAAGATGCATTTAGAGATGTTCAACTAGGCGCAAAAGAAACTGCGAGAACAATAAAGTCTGAATTTAATAATGCATTTTTTGATTTTGCTCAAGGTACAGCTACTGCTGGTGAAGCTTTTCAAAAATTTGCTCTTAACATATCTAATAAAATACAACAATTAGCTCTTGAATTTAGTACAAATCTTTTATTCGGAAGTATTTTAGGTAGTACAAGCGGAGCAGTTGGTGGTAATTTAGGAAAATTTTTAAATTCATTAAATAAATCAAAAGGTGGTATTATAAAAGGCTACTCTTCCGGTGGAACTGTAACTGGTGGATCTGGAACAAAAGATGACGTTCCAGCGATGTTAAGTGCAGGCGAATATGTTATAAGAAAAAGCGCTGTTAAAAAATATAGCCCAGAATATTTACAAATGTTGAATGAAGGGAAAGTAAAGAAATCATTTTTAGGAGGTCTAAGTCAAGTTGGTTTTAATATAACATCAATTTCTCCAAATTTTGTACAACCAAATCAACAAAGTTCATATTCAATAGCACCTTCTATTTCAAGACCCAAAGAAAAAAGGGGAGAATTTTTCAAATACGGCGGAATGATACCAAAATTCGCAGATGGTGGAGAACTTCAATTCTTAGGGGAAAATGTCTATAGATATAATGATCCACTTTATCCTACTGCTGGAGAAAATCTAGTTAGTCCAAGTTTAAGTCTACAAGCTATTTTAGATCCCAATAATCCACAAAATCAAATTCGTCAACAAAGAGAGCAAGCTTTGTTTGATTATATAAATTATGTTCAAGGAGTAAATGAATCTAATAAACAAGCTTTAGAAGAAAACATAAGATTAAACCAAGAGATTCAAAATCAATATAATAGCCAAAAATCAGCAGCATCTAAAGGTGCATGGTTTTCTTACCTTTTTGGACTTGGGGCTGCAGGGGCATCTTATGGTCTGGGACAAATTAGTCCAGCTTCATCAGGTCCTAAATTAAGATATGCGCAACCAACCTTAAGAGAAGGGGCTTCATCAGGTACTCAATTAAGATATGCACAACCATCTCTAAGAAAAGCAGCTGGTGGTCATATTAAAAGATTTGCAAATGGCGGTAAAAATGAAGATAATATTCCAGCCTTACTTATGGATGGAGAATTTGTTATGCGTCGCGAAGCAGTTAATTTATATGGTAAAAAATTCTTTGATGATTTAAATTCTGGAAGAGTAAAAAGATTTGCTGATGGAGGATCAGTTGGGACCACTTCTGAACAAGGAGCTTCTAATTATTCTCCAACTAATAATGTTAGTGTTGTTGTTAATTTAAACCAAGAAAGAGTTGTTTCAGATACAACAGAGCAAAATGCTAATACTCCAGCTCAACAAAGAGAAGAAGAAAGCAGAAGAACACGCGAATTAGCAGCAAGAGTTAAAGATCAAGTTATAAGAGTAATAACAGAGCAGCAAAGACCAGGTGGCTTATTAAGTAGTAGCGTTTATAGAAAAATAGGTTAAAGTATTAATTTAGCCGAGAAATTGATAAGATCTTTTTCTGATATAATTTGATTCTTGTTTATATTTAGATTTTCTGATAAATACTCATTTAAAGAGTTTAAATCATAAGAATATTTAAATAAAAATGTAATATATTCTTGTCCATCAATTATAGTCTTGTATTTCTTATCAAATTTAAGATTATTACTAGTTTCTATATAGAACTTTTCATTATTATAAAATGATGTTATAAACTCAATATAAATATTACATATATTGCCTAATTCTTCGATTTCTATTATTTTAACAGTCTTTAATCCTTGGTTTTGAAGATAATCAATATCTATAGCTATATCTTCATAATCTGTCATATTTTTTGAATAATATCCTAAGTAATCTTTTTGTAAATTATATGGGTTATCTATAACGTCATCTGTATTAAGATCGTCAGACAAACATATTGTTTTGTTCATTTGATCCTTATTTAATAAAGGAAAATATTTATTAAAACTAATATCATTAATATTTAAATCGGTCTGGAAAGAATTAGCTTCAATACTATCTTTATTAAATAAATATATATAATTTTGATAAAAAATCATCATTTCATTATTTACTGCTTGTTTATATATTTTACCTATATTAAAGCATTGATTAGAGAAATATTCTTCATATAAACTATTTATTTCAGCTTCGGCTTCTTTTTCTTTTAAAAATTTATATATCTCTGTTTGAACAAAATTTAATGGAATAATTTTTATATTTACATTTTCAGATATTTCTACTATATCACTTTCTATAAATGGTATTGTTAATAGTGCGGTTTGGTCATTAACATCTAACCATTTTTCTTTTATTTTTTCTGTAAATAGGTTTAATAATTTTTTATTTTTAACTACTTTGTTAGATACTTCGCTAATTATTAAAAATGAATTAATATTCTTCATATTAAAATATTCTTTATTGATAAGCATCTTTACGCTTAAATAATCACTACTTCTATAAATTTTACTAAATAATAGATTTTTATTTAAATCTTCTATTGTAGCGTATTCAGCATCAACATCAAAGTCACCTTTACCATCATTATTAAAATCTATTGAAAATAATAACTTTTTATAAAATCCAATTTTATTATTGATTTCTTTATATTTATTATAATTTTTTTCAAAGTCATATTTAAAATTACTTTTAATCTTATTTTTAGAAAAATTAACAAAATATTTAAGTTTAGGTATTCCTTTAATTCTTTGAGTTTTTCTTTCTAAAACTGGTTCATTATTTTTAATATTAAAAAATTTTTCAATTATAGAATTACTCTCATCTTTGATAGATACATTATACGAAGGGAACTCTTCGGATACAACAACATAATTAGGAATATTTCTAATAGTATCCCATTCTATTGTTAAATTTAAGTTATTTACTTTCATAATTAATAAACGTTTATTCCAGAAGCTTCTACACTAAAAACAGAAGCTTGATTTCTTAAAACATAAACTCCTGTTGCTGGATCTGATCTTTCACCAATACTATTTTCAGCAAATACTCTAAAATAATAAGATCCAGTATATAATGGGGTAAAAAATGGTGGAAATATAACATCATAAAAGCCATCTGTATTAGGATCTATATATGATATGCCTGTTCTTAAATTTGATGGAGATAATATATCTTTTTGAGTTGATATTGGGGTAGTAGAAGAGGAAAAATTAGATCCAGAGTTTACATAAACGTAATATAAAGTATTCGAAGAACTTGCTGGAGGTATTATATTATATATAATACTATTAATACCAGTTCTATTGGCTGTATAATGACCAGCTGATGGATTATAAGGATCTCTCAAAAAGTAACCATTATTATCTCTAAATAGACCTGTTAATATTAGATTTGGTTTTGTTGGCAATGCTGGACGAATTGGAACATTTACCAATGTTCCGATATTGTCTATATCTTCAAACTTTTGTCTATTATATTCGAGAGCATTAACACCAAAAACTTCTGGACTTTTTTCTATTATATTTAATACTCTATATTCTTTTGGCTTATTTAGATAAGATTCTAAATAATAACCAGGATATAAAGTATTTGATGGATTATTTATTAATGATCTTGTGTTGATTCCAGCGTTAGAATAACCAGAATTATTTATATCAATTATCCATACTGTATTTTGAGGTAAACTATACCCAGAATTATTTAGTGTAGATGGAAAATTTATTCTTATATTATTAGAGTATATTCCAGATCCGCTAGTTAAATAATTTTTTGGATTATTAATATTTATAGATTGAGTTTGTCCTCTTCTTAAGAAGGAGCTATTTATTCCAGATACTCCAGAGGATGTTACATTTGAAAATCCTGTAGCATATAAATCCCCTAATTTTGTGCCTAAGTTTAAGTTATATGTTGGAGTTAAAATCTCAAAACTTAAACCAGAGTTTACCCCAGTAATAGCATAAGTATTAGTTGAATTATATGGAAGATCTAAAACTGCATATCCTGTAGTTAGTTCTAACGTTCTGCCCGCATAGGTTTGATTTTTTCTATATTGATCGTATACTAAAATAACATCTCCAGGCCTTAAGAAATTGCCTTCTAAACCTACTTCAAAATCAATAACCTCTGTTTCAGTATTTTGTGTTGTTAGTAGCCATTTTCCAACTCTTCGAGCTTGATTTTTAGTTGTGCATCCAAATGCAACTATGTCGGTTTCTCTTATTCCTATTTTCATTAGTGAACTTCTATCTTCAATATATTCAATTGCAGGTTTATAATTATCATTTTCATCATTATATCTTACGACTGCTACAGTTTTTCTTGATTTTTTAGATGCATCAGAATATGTAAAATCTCCGTTAATTACATTACTATTATTAAATAAATATATTGGTTCTTTTGGTGAGTCTTGACTAGCTGTAATTTGTCCAGCTGCGTAATATAATATAGCTAAAAATATACTAGCCATATCATTTAAAACTTTATATGCTTCTTCTTTGGTAGATATATATACGTTACATCTAAAACGAGGCTCTAAGCCTCCAAAACCATCGCTAACCAATTGATCGCAATATTGTCCAATTTCATATAAATTCCATTTATCGGCTAAATTAGAATCAATGTATTTTCCTAAACCGAACCTATTATTTGTTATAAGATCATAAAAGCACCATGCTGGATTATCTGTCCAAGCAATTTTAAATTGACCATTCCATGGGCCAGTATATGTTTTAGAAATAGGATCATAATTAATTGGAACTTTAACTTTTAATAATCTAACTTTATATGTTCTCGTAGGAACGTCGCTAAAGTATCTTGCGTCAAATTTAGAATAAACTAAAGCTGCATCTGGATATACAAATCTATCAGAATAAACTTCGGTTATACTATCAATAGATGTTGAGCTAGAAAGACTTGCTGTAGCAAACTCTCTACTTCTTTTTGTTACATCTATAGCCCATCCTATTTGATTTGAAAAAAGTGGGAAAAATGGAGTGTTCTCGGCGTAAGGTCTTAAACTTATTTCATAAGTAATTATCATTGGTGAGTTTGCAACTTTTCCTTTAGCTTCTACAGTATCTACAGACCAATATGCTTTTTCATATGGAGGATATTTTGATGTATCTAATAAAACTAAATCTCCATTATTTAGTATTCTATATATTCCAAATTGTAATATTAAGTCTTGTCTTTCTATATCTCCAGCGTTTGAACCTGTGAGTATTTGTTCGTATAAACTATTAATTTTAATATTTACTTTTATTGAAGATACATCTGTATTGTATACATAATAAGTTTTTGGAGTAATGATTTCTTCATTACCACTAACTATATAGTATCCATATATACTTTCACCCACAGCGCGAGTAGTAGAAGTCTGTAAAGGTATTTTATTCCTATCAACTTGTTTACCAAAATAATCTCTTCTATCTTCATAGAGATAAATATATGGATTATATATTGTATGGTCGTTTGTTTTTTCGCCATATTTATATTTATAATCTACAAATTGAAAATTATAAAAACCTTGTAAATCAGTAATTGGAACATCATTCCAATAAATTGATCGTGTTTCTGGTCCTCCAGGAGAAGCTTGGGTTGCTGCAGCGCTTGAATATGGTTGAAAAGTTACGCTAGTATAACCTATATCTCCAATATTTTTTCCACTGAAATTTGGTATATAAATTCCTGTTACAAATCCTTCAATTGGTCCTTCACAAATTAGATCTAAAATATTAATTTGAGAAATAGAATTAAAAGCTGTTTGATTTTTTACTTTTTCAGAATATGTTGATTCTACACCTGAATTTGGATTAACTGAAAATATAGTTCTTAAGTCTGGAGTATTTGGATCTGTTTTTCCATAAAACACATAACCTGCTCTCCAATCATAATAATCATAACCGCTAAGATTTGCTAGAGGTGTATAAGAAGAAGAAAATCCGCTTGGTCCATATCCAAATGACTCATTAGAATAAGTACTGTATGGTATAAATGATCCACTAAATGATAAAGATATAGATCCAGCGCCACCACCATCATCTTGAGCTGTACTTTCTGGAAAGTTATAAGATGCAAATCCATATCCTAAATTTCCAGGAAATAAAAGGTAAGTTAATCCGTCAGCAAATTTATATGCATTACCCATAAATTAAAATGGAGATGTTTGTAAAGAAGACTGATTAATCAAATAACATTTTGAATTAAATATATACTGATTACTGCCTTCATCTAAAGCTTGCAAACTTGTATTAGATACTGATCCTTTATAAGCCCTATAAATTATATCATAGTTTGCATAAACATTATTTCCACCAATTACTAATTGACCATATCCAATTGGAACAGGTCCTCCTTCTCCAACGGTATTTACTGGTCCATTAAATAAATAAGAAGTTGGTCCACCAGATTCTCCTTCTCCTTCTATCGGATTAATCTGTTGAGCTGTAAAAGGAACAGAAGGTGGTGGTTTTGATAAAAGCTCGCTTGTTCCTGCTGCCACTAATCCTAAACCAGCTATACCTACTCCAACCGCAAGAGGAAGAAGAGGTGGAAAAACTACACCAACAATGATTGCTGCTGCAACTGTGACTATTCCTGCGACAAGTTTAACTGCGCCTCCTGCGCCTTCGATATGAGGTATTATATCTATAGTTTCAATCTTATCATTAAGTTTGACAAAAAATTCAGAATTTTTTATTTCATTAATTGATTTAAAATTTGGCTTTTCTGTAAATAAGTTACTTTTATTTATAAGTATTTCATATTCAAATTCATCTTGATAATCAATAACCCATCGTCTTAATTTTCTAGTATTTGCTTCTATAGCTCTAAATACTTCAGCAACACTTGAAACTTCAAGTTCCCAGGATTCTCCCAAATCTTTTCCTAATTTACCATGTAAATTTACTTTTATCATAAAGCTTTTAACCTAAATACAGAATCTGTATGTTTTCTATAAAAATTACAATAATTTTCAATTTTTGAGAAACCAAACATTGGTTGATGTAAGATTTTATCTTCTCCAATATATAAAGCGAAATGTTTAGGTTTATTTTCTCCAAATGCATCAATTAATAGTATATCATGTAATTCTAATGTTTCATTTTTATCTAAAATTTTAAAATTATTACTATCATAAAATTTATAAATTTCATTTTTTATTTCCATTTCTTCAAATTTTTTATTATAAAATTCTTTGTCATATTTTAATTCTATAGACTTTTCTTTTTTATAAAATTCTTCTATTAGTTTAAAACAATCATATTTTCCATGTTGGTAAAATCTTCCAGTATAATTTTTAAATGCATCATGCGTCTCATATATCTTTATTTCATTATTTTTTAAAATATACAAAATTATTGGTATATTTAAATTCTCTGCGCATTTTTTATCTTGATCTGAAAAATCAAAATTACTATTAGTATGACTATGGTAAATATAATGGACTTTTTTATATTGATTTTTTATATTTAAATAATCTATAGATCTTATATTAAAAAATTCTTCTTTATTTGAAGCAATATTTTCGCATGGTATACATTTAAAATTATTATCAAAATCTTCTACTATAAAACCACAGCATTCATTAGGAGAATCTTTAATAGATTGTTGCTTTATAAAATTCTTTAACTTTTTATCTATCATTTTAAACTTGTGGTTGGTTTGTTCCTGGAAATCCACCAAATGGTAAAAATCCATTTAGATAATTTCCATTTGCATCTTTTGGAAGTCCATGAGATTGTTCGGATGCTGGATTTTCTGCGCCAGGTCTTCTAGGAAAATATACAGGAACACCATTAATTCCAGTTAGCCAATCTCTAGAATCTGCATATTGCCAAAAAATTCTATTTTCTGTAGTAGCAAAATCTTCTCCATTTCTATTTACAGGCCATATGACAGGTCTAAACGCTGGATTTTTTAACCATCTTAATCTACAGGCATGTATACTTTTTGAGCATGAATCTGGTGTCCAATAATTTTTATTTGGTGGAGCATTAAAAACATCTGATGTATGATTACTTACGCATACATAATAATATTTAATTCCCTGAGTTTGTAAAAATACAAAATCTCCAGATACATATTGAGCTGTCTCTGTCCATAATCCAGAATTACCCATTCCACCAGTTATTCTAAAAATAGCAGTTTGCGCTGCAACTCCCGTGGAAAAAATACTACCTATAAATAATTGATCATTTTCAGTTGCAACTGGAGGAGCAGTTTGAAGTCCTTTGACTGATATTCCAGGATTTTGAACTCCAGCATAAATTCCACTATGTATATAGTTTAATCTTGAATTATACTCATATATACAGCCTTCTCCTCTATATTGAAACGGACATTTTTTAGCTAAAATTGTTCTAGCGGGTAAAACTAAATTTTCTAAATCTAAAACTGTATTTAATTGATATTCTATAACATTTTTATTTTCAACAGATTTTCTATCTATGTAATAAATATCACGTGGTAACTCCATTTCATATAAACCAGTATTTGGATTAAATGGATTATATCCTCCAGAAAAATTTGAACCATCAAGATATTTTAAAAAGGTTTTAATTCTTGAAAACTTTGCGCCAATAATATCCCCCAAAGACTGTACTTGCATTCTTATATATCTATAAAAAGAATTATTTGAGTAGTCTGTAGATAAATTTGAAATTGATACTTTTGGAGTTGGTAATGTACCAGCAGAGGTATATTCAAAACCTTCAGTAAAAATTGGAAAAGGATAATAAAAATTATTTTGCCATTTAATTCTTCCATAGTCATTATTGCTTAATTTATATAAATTGTAATCATTATATATTCTTAATACGCCTTGATTAATTGGTTGATTTCCATCGTAATTAAAATTTATTGTTGATGGAAAAATTTGCGATAAGTCTACTTCATATAATAAAATTTGTGTTGATGGGGTAAGCGATCCAATTTCAGTATTAATTTCTTTTGTACCACTAACTATTAAATTGTAAACCTCAGATGATGTTTGCATAAATTAAACTGGGACTTCAGAAAATATAGCTTCTATAGAGTAATTATTATATGAAATATAATTAGGTGACCATTCTAAACAGATGAATCTAGTATTTAAACTAGAGGTTGATTTTGAATAAATTGTTGGTAAATTATAAATAAAACTTTCTTGCCCATTTCTTTGTTGTAAAAAATGTAGTATAGAAACAGTTTCTTTTTCATTTCTGTTTTCAAAAATTAAAGAAAATTCAATAAGGCTTGAATTTAAACCATCTGGAATTCTTTGCTGATAACCATTGCCAAATTGATTTATTTTTAATCTTGGTTTATTGTTTATTTTTGCATTATATGAAGGTTTCCACCAAAAATTTGGATATAAAGTTCCATTTAGTGATATATAGCCATCCCAATCAAGTTGAAGATTTCCAGGAGTTACAGGATTATTACCTGCTCCAGTATTAGAATCTATAATTGAATAGTAATATTTACTATCACTACCCAAAACTATATCGTACTTATTATAAGTACTAGTCGAATTCCAAGATGGAACCGTATCATAAATACTAGCCATATACCTTTTACCTCATATAATTTACACTTAAAAGAAGTGTAATTATAATTAATGTTTAATGTATATTCTATAGAAAATCAGAACTTTTATCTAAATGATTCACTTATATCTGGGATTCAAGATCTAAATATATCTTATAATAATAATATTCAACCATCTTTAGCTATAAATGATAATAGTCAAAATTATTTGGTTTCTCAACCTGTTATTGCTAATTTAGATTTAAGTTATATTTTAAGTTCTAATGATAATTTTATAAGTTATACTGGCAACAATTTTTTTAATGGTAAATTAGAGTATGGTAATAAATATTTTACGTTTTCTAGCGGTTATTTAAATGGTTATTCTATAAACTATAGATTGGGCCAATATCCAGTTATTAATATAAGAAGTATTATTTTTGGTGAATTAGGAAACACATCTGGAACTTTTTCTTATCAACCAAAATTATTAAATAATTTTAATATTGGTGATAATTGTTATGTTGATTTAAATTTAAATGAAGCAAATTTTAATAGACTAGAATCATTTAATTTAAATATAGATATAGATCGAATCCCCATGTATACTATTGGTAATTATCTACCAACTAATATTATTATAAAATATCCTATTAACATTAATTTAGATTTTCAATTTTCTATTAGTGACTATAATCAAGAAAAAATCACAAATATATTTAATACCTTAACTCAAAGAAACTTAACGATAAACTTTAAAAAATACCATACGAATGAAAACTTATTAAGTTTAAATCTTTCTAATTTAATTAACTCTCAAACACAATTGTCATATAATATAAATGATGATGCTAAATTAAATTTAAATTTAAATACGTATATATTAAGTGGAGTTTAAATAAATAATAGAATATATATATTATAAATATATAATATAAATATGACAATAAAAGAGGCAATTGAATTACCAATATTTTTTAATTTATTTATTCATGATGACATATTTTTTAATTCTTTAAAAGAAAAATTTCCAGAAATATTAGCAGATCTTACAAGTTCAAAATTAAATAGAAACTGTTCTTGTAAAAATAAAGTAAAAGCTTATCTTATATCAAGAATAGAAAATGAAAGGGATTTCTTTTTAGATCTTCTTTCTGAAGAAAGTATAAAAAATATTTATAAAAGAAAAGGAGATCGAATGAAAATGAGGCTGGGTTTGGAGTAGTATAATATGTTCTATAATTTTTTAGTTTATCTATTTGTTTGTCTTGGGGTTAGTTATGCTTGGAATGATACTGAAATTACAACATCCATACGTAATTTTATAGCTAAAATTTCATATATAAATAAAATATTGCTCTGCCATGAATGTAGTAGTTTTTGGATATCTTTATGTGTTAGCATCTTTATTAATCCATTTAGTGAATTAACTTATCCATTTCTTAGCAATATCTTCAGCGCATTTTGTGGTTTTTTTATTAACTTATATTTTGTAAGAAATAATTTAATTAAATATAAAGAATTTTAATCTTTAATTTTTTTAATTCTATCAATCAATTCAAATATCTTTACTTTTGGAATATCAGTAATGACATTAAAATTTTCTGCACCATCAAATTTTTCTTTAATTAATTTCTTTTTAAGAATATCAAATGTAATTCCTTTATCTTTCATTGTCTTTTCTAAAAGAGTTTGGGGAGACGTTGGATTTTCTACCACAACATTAGATTCATCTAAGATTTTAGCGTCGCCAAGTTCTTCTTGAGAAACAATATTAATTTTAAGAAAATTACGGACGCAACGTACAAAAGCTCTATTTTCTGCAATTGCAGCTAAGAAAAAACGAGCAAATGATTTTGTATTATTACAGGTCGCATCAGCAAGCGCTTCAAATATAATCTCTCTGCCGTCAGTTTCATAATTAGGAATCCATGTAATTCTGCAGCTTGTAGCAAAATAATTTTCTGTTGCAGCAACAACTTTATACTCTACAGTTGTATATCCACGAATTTGAGCTAATTCTTTAATTCCACCAAGCAAAATAAGCAAATCTTTATCTTCTAATTTTGATACATCTGTTTCTTGAGTTTTTTGACGATTTGGTACAAGATATTCTGTTTTTACCATTTTACGCCAATTAATTGTACCATCTTCATTATAGATATATTTAATATTATTATTTTCTAATAGACCATATTTATTTCTAGCGATAATATTAGGTGGGACTTGGGATACTTCTTTTGTATTTAAATCAAATGTTTGTGAAACAAAATTAGTTAATTCTGAACTACCAATTGAAATTGTTTCTTCTTCGGGTTTTAGTTTTGGACTCATTATATGATGATAACAGTATTTATTTTTTAAGTCAATCTAAAAATGTAGAAATTATCTACTTCTTTCCAAAAATCTGGATCATCTACGACTTTATTTCCAATATTATGAATCCAATCATATCTTGATATAAATTGACCCTTTGAAGAATATAGCGTTCTAGAAGACTTATAGTATAGATTTTCTACTTCTTTGATATTTGTATCAACTTTAGTTTTATGCTTTCTATTAACAATAAGATTATAATCCATATAGTCTATTTTATATTTATTTAAAACTTCTTCATCTAAAAATGATAATAAAACATAATTAATTGAATTATTTTTTAAAAGTTTAACAAAATTAATATTATTAGATTCGTCTATAATATATATTATTTGATTAATGTTTTTCTTATATTTTTGTATTAAATCTTTTTTAATTGGTTTATCTGTAAAAATAATAGATTTTTTTACTGATATTATTTGTTCAAGAGCTTTTTCATTAAAACAATAATCCATTCTTATAATAGGATTTTCTACTGGTATTGAGTTTGGATCAATTATCTCATCTGGTATAATTTCAAAACTTCTTACATTATAATCTGTGCCAAAATGAATTGATTCTGGAAACTTAGAACATTCTATATTAAGAAGATTTAATATTCCCTCGGCTATTTCTTCTGGTTTTATTGCATCTATAGATTTAGGATTCTCTACTTGAGAGTATGAAGGTTTTTTATTACCAATTCTTTCATATCCTTTTAAAAGAATATGTTTATTTTTATTACCAAAATGAGGTCCAGCAACATTTGGATTGCTTATGCTATAGATAGATACAATTGGTTTATCAAAGTATGATGCTAAATGAACGCAAAAACTATCAGCACCAAAATGTAAAATATTATTTTCAATAACATATGCCAATTGATTAATTGTTGTTTGTCCTAATAAATTTACGACACCATTAAATGTTTTTTCGTCTTTTGTTCCGACTTGAACAATATGAATATTATTTTTACTTAGATAAGGATGAATAAGATTTATAACTTCTTGCCAGTATGAATAATTTCTAGAATCATATGGAGTTTGAGCTTGAAATGTAATAAATTTTCCTAAAGGAAGTGGAAAAAATTTAGTATAAATAAAAGGTTTATCTATCCTTGATCCTGTATTTGTTGCGTAAGTATCTAATAATCTCATTTTATTATAATAAATTAACTTAGGCTAAAATCTAGTTTATCTAGTCCATTATGAATATAATTTAAATTTCTTTGAGTGCATGTATACGGAAGATAAGCGATATCAAAGTGACCATTATGTTGATTGTTTCCTTCTAGCCAAATAAGATTATCCATTATTGGATTATATTCGATCCATTTGTGAACATAAGGATTACCTTCTAGAATATCTTTGTATTGAGGTTTTGTTGCTACATATAAACTATATTCTGGATATCTATTTTTTATAGATTTAAATAAAGCTGTACTTAAGAATATATCGCCTGCACTCTCTGGCATTACATATATAACTCTTCCTTTATCGTTTGGATCAAGAAGATCTTCAAATTTAATCTCTTTAGATTTATTATTTTCTTGTAAAGCTACGTTTCTAAAATAATTTTCAATATCTTGTCTTTTTGCACCTTTGTTTAATTCACCCATCCAGTATTGATGACCAGAGTCATTTCTATCTATATTTTTCATCTTTAAGATATTATGATACATAAATGTTAGCCATTCAGCATCATCAATAATATTAGGGATTTGAAAGTATGGGTCTTTTCTATTTTCTGGATTTTCTTTAATTTTTTGCCATTCGATTAGTGGTTGTGCATCTATAAAATCTTCTAAAATTTTAGCTACATTTTTAACACCGAAATTTTTAATTGTCCACTCCCTAGCTTTTTTACCCATTTCAAGTCTTTTATGCTGTGGCATTTTATATACAATGTTTAACTGTTTAGCTATTGATTCTGGAGAAGTTGAAGCCTTAATAAACTCTGTGCCATGCTCTCTATACTCTGACCATTCTAAAGCTAATGAATTAGCTTCTGGCTCACACATTTCTTCTCCACATGAATAATTTGTAACAAGAGTTATTAATTCTGTAAGTTTTGCTTCTTGAATAGGTATTTCTTGTCCACCACTTGTAAATGGATGGCAGTATGCATCCATTAAATTATATACTTCATTTAGTTGAGACTCTGTCACTCCTATTCCAACATTTGTAGTTGTCTGACTTTTTTCTGCACCACAATATTTACAATTTAAGTCTTGTCCAGTAAAATTTTTTACTTCATATTCTCCGCAGTTTTTACATATATAAGTTGTTAGTATTTCTTGTGAATTTACTCCTAATTCGGCGGCTAATTTATGTATATTCCATCCCTCTCCCCAATGAGTATGTAAAAGTAGGTATGTATTTTTAATATCTGGATTTTGTTT